GTTACTCTGTTCATGGCTTGACCCTTCCTCTCTCAACAGTTGAACACGCGGCAGCGCCCATGCTTTAAAGCGCTCCCAATCCCACCCGTCCCGAACAGCGTCGGCACAGTCCCAACCATCAGGAAGGCTCTCGTCGTCAGGAATGATGACCTTTACGGTCGGACACTTTTTAAACAGATGATGTCCGATCTCCCACATCGCCCGCATCCCAGGCTGTCTATCCATCGGGATACGCTCGCCGATCTCGACCTTGAACTTCTCGGCTTGACTCTTGTTCTTAGCGACCTGCTTGTCGGCATCAGGCCAAAGCAGGACATTGCGACCATCGAGCGGCGACCAGTCGACTTTCTGCCATGCGGCAGCGCCACCAGGCCATGCGACGCCGACGTATTGAGGCGCGAGTTTCTTCAGCGCTTCGACTTTCTTTTCGCCTTCGAGGACGATCACCGGAGCGCCTGGACGCGCCGCGAGTTCCTGCAGGTTATAGAGTGGACGAGGCTCGCCAAACGAGCGCCAGCGCCACTGTTTACGCCCGTCGTCGCTGACACAGTAGGTCTGAGGGACGACGTCCTTTTTCAGTTCGTCGCCTTCATACCATTCAAACCGGACGGCGTAGCCGAGGATCGCGCCCTCTGCATTGCGATACGCCCACCGCGCTATATACGACAGCTTGACCCATTCGCCTTTCGGATCACGACGATAGAAGTCATTTGTCGGATACGGAGCAGACTCAGGAACCGGAACCATCGGAGTCCACTGGTCGCGCTTTTTCGCAGGCTCAGCCTTCGGAGCCGCAGCGACGCGATCGAGAATGCGACCATCATCGAGCGCCTTGACCGCCTCGATCTGATTGATCCCATGCATCGCCGCATACAGCGAGATCAGATCGCCGCCAGCCTCGCCGGTCGCAAAGTCTTTCCATGCGCCAGTCTCGACGTTGATCGACAGCGACTCACCAGGCGAGCCGCCGAGATCGCCGACCTTGACCTCACGACCGGCAAGCTTGCCCTGCGGGAACCATTCCGCGAGCAGTTGACGCGATTGAGACAGCAGCCGCGCCGCGAGCGCAGCAAAGTCAACAGACATGACTGTCTCCCGTTACAGACCAGGCGCGTCAGTCGGATTACCGCTGAAAAGTTTAAGCGCCTTCGAGAGATCGGCGGCATTGCGCTCGATGCTCATGGCGATGATCTGTCCGGAGTCCTTGACGCAGACAATGAACTCGACATCGATGTCGTGATCGACTTGTTTTTCGAGTGACTTGATAAGGTTACGCAGTCTCATAATTGCCCCCTGTTTTAATGCCATTTACGGCATCCTCAGCGCTGCGAGCGACAATCGCGACGCCGCCTGAGTCCTTTACTACCTGCAGAAAATTGATCTGTTCGTCAGTGAGCCCGCCATCCTCATCCTTCACCTCGCAGGCCACAAATACCGCGATCGACCGACCGATATCATATTCCGTAATCGTGCGAGAGTTCCAGCCGACCAGGTCGCTACTCCCGACCATCAGTCCCGACTTGACGGTCCTCGCATTCCTGAGAACGATGTCGCCCTTCTCGACGACGACGGTCGTCGGCTTATTGAATCGCTCAGCCTTGCCTTGATACGACAGTCCGACATGATTGCGAAACACGCGAGCGCCGATCTTCGTCAGCGCGATCATGATCCCATGCATGACGGATTTTTCGCTCATTTCTCAACCTCCTTGAGCAGTTCGGCGGACATGGCTTTGAACATATCGGCGTAACTAGCGCCCTCGTCCTTGCCTTGAGCCAATCTTGCGTGTCCGTCAATATCGCAAGCGGCATCTAACATCCCCTCGCTCGGCTCTTTCATCAGTTCGACCATTCGCCGGTTCGTGGCCTCGGCTTTCTCGGCGCGTTCAGCTGTCACCCTCCTGCAGCGCGTCTAGTTTCTCGCCAGCGTAATGCTGGCCTTCTGGGTCGTGCATTTTCAATTCGTTGCTGCGCCACTGAGAGGCGGGGGCGGTGTTGCTGGCAATGTAATTTTTGAGATTGGCGAAGGCTTCCGCAGCGGTAGGCATTCCGTTACTAGATACGCAATCCTTCGCGCATTCCTCCCTCTCAGCCTTCCGTCCAGCCTCGAAAGCGAGGGCGGCGAAGCGCAAGATGGCATCGTCGTAGCACCACATTTCATTTGTTCCGACTGGCGTGTGCCGATATTTAATTCCAGCCTCCCTAGCCATCGCCAGCACTTCGTCGCGGGTGGTCATACAGTTAGCTCCATTTGTGATTTTCTTGCGGCGATAGATTCGCGCATCCATGAGTAGCGGCTTAGTCCTGTTCCGTCGATTGAATCAACGCCCATCTTTTCAAAATATTCGTAACGCCCTGGCGTGTTTACTCGTCCCGCATGAACCCACTTACCAAATAGTTTTGCGGTTTTCACGATTTGGTGAACATGCTGCGACAATTTAAATTCTGTTGATCCACCAATAAAAACCGCGTCCACTTCGGCCCACGGTATACGATGGTCTTGTTGTCCGTCCTGAATAACAAGGGCAATCGGCCAATCCGTTAGCCTGTCTTTCCAGTGGTCGAATAACTCCAAAGTCCTTACAGCAGAACCAACAATGTCAGGGGCGCAAACAAATATGCAATTTTCCCTGCGCTCATATTCTCTCGCCAACAAAGCCATAAAAGACTTTTCGTCAAATCCAGAAAACGCCCCGTTGTCAATGGCGAACCTTGACTCAGGGCGTTGCAATTTGTAGCGAGTCAATGGAGTCAATAGTTGCTCAACCTCGCAGCCCAATTCCGCAGCTGCAACGGTTAAGTCTTGTCCAGTATCAAGAAGCACTAGCACTGAAATGCTCCTTCCACGCCTGCGTTATGTTCTTACGATCTATCCGGCATTCAAACCCACCGTAACAACGAATAATTACAAAATCCCAATACGCGGGAAGTTGCATTAGGAACCAACAGGCCAAAAACTCAGCAGTAGGAGTAACCGGCAAAACATCATTAAGATTTTTGTTCTTGATCTTCTCTACAATTTCATCAACATCAACCCGCATATCCGACATGGTTTTAGTGCAACCTGTGTGCGGGTTTATTTCGTGCCAGTAGCCAGCCTCAAGCCAATAGTTGTGCCTGTGAATCCCTTGATTGTTCATCTGCGGCAAGTCGTGGTCTGCGCCAAAAAATACACTAACCCTGCACTCAACGCGGGGCCACGAGGATTTCATTTGTCAGCCTCCGGCAGCGCGGCGTCGATGCGGGCTCTGTGTAAAATCAAGCCACAAGGACAGTCACCGTTAATACCGTTTGGTATCTGATCGCAATAACTCTGGTGCTTGTGGTATGTCCGCGCCTCAATCAGCAGCTTTCTCAGGTCTTTTGTCATATCATCCTCAGTTGCTCAGGCTCTCGAAACATCTCACCCTGAAAAGCATAGTGCAGCTTGTTGCCTTTCTTCGCATTCAACGGCGCATCGATGACCTGCATGTTCCAGGGAACCGTCAGCCCGCAGACCAAAGGATGATCGACGGGGATAATGTGATCCAGCACATGCGGGACGCCGGTCGACGGATTGAGCATCAAGAACATGCATGCGTCGGCTTCATTCCAGCGACGCCAGAGACGATAGCGATATCGCATGCAGTCGGAGAATACCGCACCGGCAAGACTGTTCCCTTTGCTGATCACGGAAACACCACCCGCGCCAATTCATAGAATCCCATGCCGACCATCGCGCCGAAGGCCGGCAGGCCGCATGTCAGAACGACAGCCATCATCAGAGTTATCGGACTTATCTTCATATCAGACCCCCTTGTTGAATTAACCGAGCCGCCTCTCGCGCAGCCTGCTTCGCGAGCCGCGAGTTATAAACCGCATTCGCCCACTTCTCCGGATTCTTGTAGCCGCGCATCGCGCCGACCTTGATCAGATCGTCCAGCGTCGTCGCAGCGCCCTGCTCGCGCAGTCTTTCCTCGCGAGCGATCCGCTTGATCTCGATCTCCTGCAGATCGCCATCGACCTGCTCGATCTCGCGAGGCGCAGCGATGAACTTGTATCCGCAATACTTGCAGGTATCGACGGACGCGCTCATGACGGCATAGCACCGGACGCATTGACGGATCGGAGCAGCATCGTCGCGAGCCTTGCCACGCTTGCGCCCTTCGAGCGTCCATTCGCGATCATCGTCCGGCATGCCGAAGCGCCTGCAGTTGCCCGCATGGTCGAGGATGATCGCGTATTCCTTACCTGGCGACGGTCGCAGCGCCCGCCCGACCTGCTGCAGATACACGGCGAGCGACTGAGTCGGACGGCATAGAGCGACAGCCTCAATCGCCGGAACATCGAAGCCCTCGCCGAACAGGTCGACGTTCGACATGACCTTGATCCGTCCCGCCTTGAAATCCTCGATGATCGAGTCGCGAGTCGTGTTGTCAGTATCCCCGTCGACATGCGCTGCAGCGATACCTGCTGCATTGAAGCGCTGCGCCAGCATCATCGACGCCTCGATCGACCACGCGAACAGGACCATACGCTTCCCGTCAGCATGCTTTTGATAGTGAGAGATGACGTCGCCGGTAACGGTCGACGCATTCATGGCAGCGCTGAGTTCTTTCTTGTTGTAGTCGCCGCCGATCATGTGGACGCCGGTCAGGTCCGGAGTCGCAGGCGCAAACATCCGATAAGGCGACAGATATCCCTGTTCGATCAGCCATGCGACGGACGGTCCGAGGATCATGCGCTTGAAATACTTGCCGAGTCCGGTCCCGTCCAGGCGCTCCGGCGTAGCCGTCAATCCGATATGCGCCGCATTAGGGTATGCATCGAATATGTCCGCCCAGGACGACGCCGCCAGATGATGAGCCTCGTCCCATATGATCAGCGACGGATTCTGCAGCAGCTTGCGTCGACCCTTCAGCGTCCCGATCGAGCAGACTTGAATCAGGTTATGCCGATTGCCTGGGAAGCCTGCAGCGACAATGCCGACGTCGATCCCTGCGCTCTCCGTCAGCGTCCGGACAGACTGCTTAACCAGTTCGCGGCGATGCACGTTAAACCATGAGCGATAGTTCCTTGACGCCGCAGTCTTGAGCATCTTCGCGACAAGGACCGTCTTGCCGCTACCAGTCGGCGACTGGATCAGTTGAGCATTGATCCCGTCCCTGATGTTCGCCCTTGCCTGAAGGATAATGTCGTCCTGATAGGCGCGATCTTCAATCGTCATGAGCCGCCTCGATAAACGACGGGATTCTCCGCAGGGTTTCGATATCGACGCCCTCAGCCTTGACTGCGGTCCATTCCGTCCACTCGTTAGCAATTCGAGCAAGAGGGAGCGTCAATGTCTCGACATGATTGTCGCCTAAATGACCCACCAAACCGAAAGAGACATGATCAGAGCGAAGCGTCATGTCAGGAACTTCGACAGTGCCGAGCAGCTTCGTCGGCTGACAGCAGCAACGGACCTGCATCCTCATGTCCGCTCTCCGTAGACCAGCATCTCCGGCGTCAGCTTGACCTTGCGCGAGTTCGCCAGCGCGAGAATGTCCTCATGATGTTTAGACGGGACCAGGCCGGACTCTTTCCACTTCGAGACAGCGCCAGGACTCAGATCGAGCGCTCTCGCGATCGCCCTGACGCCGAGCAGACCGGAGACGACGGTCGCCGGATTCTTGCTAGTGTGTGTCACCGAACAGACTCCCCTGAGTTTTTGGTGTTGAGGAATAGTAAACGGTATTTATTGACATCGCAATACCTTTCGCAAGTCACTGATTTTATTGGCCGAAAAATATTTTATTGACATCAGAATACAACGAGATCAGAATCAATCAACCTCGCATGTCGCGAGATCAACGGGAGCAGATGATGAAACTCACAGTTAAGCCCATGCATGAAAACGCATTCCGCCGCATTAAAGGCGATCGCCGCCGCGCTAAGCGCGTCATCGGCAAGATGATCGGTTTTGCCCGCCGCTGCGCCAGGACAGACCGCGCTGAAGGCAACGAGATCAGGAAGCAGCTTGCGATCGACACGATCAAGGGCTTACGCAGAGCGGCGACGATCCGCGCCATCGTCAAGAGCAGCCTGCAGATGCACCGCTCCGTATGAACACGCCGACCCGCAACGTAAAGCGCGTCACCGCAGGACGGCATCACGGTCGCCAGATCGTCCTGACGATCCCGCCCCTCTGCGACTTCATCACGCTGCGCCAGAAAGGGACGCGCCGCAGCTACGACGTCAGCCTCGCCGCCGTCTACGACATGGCCGTCAAGCAGCAGGTCGCCCGCGATCGTGCGCTGAAGAAAGCGAAGAAATGAAAACCGTCTATTGCCGCTGCAGCGCATACAAGTTCCCGCATCGCAAGGACGGCGGACGTTGCACCGCTGAGACACGCGGCGAGCAGGACGAGCATGCTCTCGACTTCTGGCTGACCATGCCGCACCCTCGCCGCAACATCGACCATGTCCTCGACGATCCCCGTCGCGGTCAAGCTAAGGACATCAACAAATGATATCGATCGGGATCATGATCCGGCGCATTGCTACTCTCGCCGACACGCGAGATGCCTCTGCTTTCGAGACAGAGTTCATCAACAATATCGTCAATAGAACAAACGACGGCAAGGACACAAGTCGACTGTCCGAGAAACAGATCGCCGTAATCGAGTCGATACATAAAAAACACTTTGGAGATCATTGATATGACCCGCGTCGCAATCCGACCGCCAAGCGAACAGGCATGGCTCGCCATGCGAGCCCTCGATGTCACCAGCACCGAGGCGAGCGCCCTGTTCAGCATGTCGCCATACTCGACAGAGTTCGAGCTTTGGCATCGCAAGAAATCCGGAGAAGTCCAGACGCTCGATCCGAATGAGCGCATGGACTGGGGTAACGATCTGCAGGACACGATCGCCCTGTCCCTGGCGAAGCGCTACGGCGTCGTCGTCGAGCGCGTCGTCGACTACATGCGGATCGAGCATGCCCGCATGGGATCGAGCTTCGACTTCGAGATTTTCGGCGAGGCGGATATTCCCGATGACGAGTTCAAAGGCGATCCGACTCTGCGCGAGATGTTCCGCAAGCATGGACCTGGACTGCTCGAAATCAAGAACGTCGACGGACTGGTGTTTAAAAAGACATGGCCGGTCAACGACGACAAAACAATCGAGGCTCCGGCACATATCGAGATTCAGGTCCAGCATCAGATGCACGTTCGCGATCGCGAATGGAGCGCGATCGGAGCGCTGATCGGCGGGAATCGCGGACTGATGCTGATCCGCCAGCGCGATCGTGAAGTCGGCGACGCGATCGAGAAACGGATCATCGACTTCTGGATGTCGATCGCGAACGACCGTCAGCCTGATCCTCGTTATCCGGCAGATGCCGGAGCCGTCATCAAACTGTTCGGGACGGCGACGGAAAAAAAGGTATTCGACGGACGCGGACGCGCCGACATCGACGCGCTGCTCGCTGAATACAAAGCAGCCTCCGATCGCGAGAAGCAGGCCAAAGAGGACAAGGATGTCGCGAAGGCGAAAATCCTTGAGATCGTCGAGGACGCTGAGCGCATCTATACCGATCGCTACACGGTCAGCGCTGGCATGATCAAAGCGCAGGAGTATGTAGTTAAAAAAGCGCCGTCGCGTAACTGGCGCGTCACTGAGAAAAAACTTTAGGAGATCACTTTGAAAATCATCAACCTGCAGTCCGAGAACTTCAAGCGCATCGTCGCCGTCGACATCACGCCGACCGGCAACATGGTCGAGATCGCTGGCCGTAACGGTCAGGGCAAGTCCTCGATCCTCGACTCGATATCCGTCGCGCTCGAAGGCATGAGCAAAGCGCCGAGTCAGCCGATCCGTAAGGGGCAGCTTGAGTCCAGCATCACGGTCAGCCTCGGCAACGACAAGCCTGAGATCGTTGTGACCAGGACGTTCCGCCCGAAGGCTGACGGCAGCGAGATCGTCAGCAAGCTCACCGTCGAGAGCGCGGACGGCGCGAAATACGGGAGCCCGCAGGCGATGCTCGACAATCTGCTCGGAGCGCTCACGTTCGATCCGCTCGCATTCGAGCGCATGGATGCCCGCCAGCAGTTCAATACCCTTCGCGCCTTCGTCCCTGGCGTCGACTTCGAGGCGATCGATAACGCCAATCGCGGCGACTACGATCGCCGTCAGACCGCAAACCGCAAGGCGAAGGAAGCCCGCGCCGCAGCAGCAGCGATCAAGGTCGACCCGAACCTTCCGGCTGAGCCAGTCGACGCGAGCGCCCTGGTCGCCAAGCTTGAGCAGGCCGGTCAGCACAATACGGACATCGAGACGCGCAAGGCGAACCGCGAGCGCATGCGCGACAAGATCGCGGACCTGAAGATCGCGACTGAGTCCCTGCTTGAACTGATCAAGCAGTGGCAGGCGAAGATCGACGAGGCGAAGCAGGGCATCCAGCAGAACGAGGCGCAGGTATCAGAGATGCAGGCAAAGCTCGACGCCGCTCCGCCGCTCGCCGATCCGATCGACACCGCGCCGATCCGCGCCGAGATCGGCAGCGCCGACGCCGTCAATGCCGGTATCCGCGACCGTCAGCAGCGCGACAAACTGCTGCAGGACGCCGCCACGTTCGAGGCTGAGGCGAGCGAATACACCCTCAGCATGGACAAGCGTGAAGTCGAGAAGCGCGAGGCGATCGCCGCCGCGAAGCTTCCCGTCGACGGGATCACGTTCGGCAATAACGAGATCATGATGAACGGCGTCCCGTTCTCCCAAGCCAGCGACGCCGAGCGCCTGACCGCCTCGATCGCGATCGCGATGGCAATGAATCCGAAGCTCCGCGTCATCCGTGTCCGCGATGGATCGCTGCTCGACGACACCAGCATGAAAGTCCTGGCGGACATGGCAGCGCAGCATGATTACCAGGTCTGGATCGAGCGCGTTGATTCGACAGGGAAAGTCGGCATCGTTATCGAGGACGGAAAAGTCTTGACATCGCAAGACAAATAACCGAAGATTTAAATTCACCAACCACAAAGGAAACATCAGCCATGAAAACCCGTCTCTACGCAGTAACCGCAGTCCTCGGCGATGAGCGCCGCGACTACCTCGTCGACGCCGCCAGCGTGAACACCGCGAAGCAGCATGTCGCGAAGAAGCATGTCCAGGCTCAGATCGCTGACGGCAAGACCGTCGCGAAGCTCATGGACTCCGGCGTCAAGATGGAAAGCGTCGTCGTTGAAACCGGCGAAGGTCAGCAGTCCATCGAATGATTACCATAACCGTCAAAGGTCCGCGAGCCGAGGCAATCAAGGAAGCCTCTCGGATCAAGGCGATGCATCAGGTCGCCGGTAAGGTAGTCGTTCAATTCGACGACGCCGACAAGATGCCGGTCGACTACGTCCCGTCGCCACAGATCGGCGTCGTCATCATCGTCAAACCGGAGTAAGCCATGAGCGAACCGAAACAGGAAATCAACGGCATCCGTGAGATGCTGGAAAAAATGGGCGGACAGTTCAAGTCCGTCCTGCCGACTCAGCAGCATGTCGACCGCTTCATTCGCGTCGTCATGACTGCGGTCCAGCAGACCCCGAAGCTTGTCGGCGCTGACCGCAATTCGTTCTATGCCGCCTGCATGAAATGCGCCCAAGACGGACTGATGCCGGACGGCAAGGAAGCAGTCCTCAAAATCTACTCATCAAAGGAAGGTAACGCATGGGTGGACAAAGTCGGCTATGAGCCGATGGTCGAGGGACTGCTCAAAAAGCTTCGCCTCTCGAACGAGATCATCGGGGCGCCGAAGGTCCATGTCGTTTACGAGCGCGATCACTTTGACTACCAGCTAGGCGACGACGAGCGCATCGTCCACAAGCCAGCGATCGGCGATCGCGGTCAGGTCATCGCCGCATACTCGATCGTCAAACTCAAGAGCGGCGACACTTCCCGCGAAGTCATGTCGCGCTCAGAGATCGACGGCATCATGAACCGCTCGAAATCGAAGGACAAGGACGGCAACATCGTCGGTCCCTGGAAAAGCGACTACTCGGAAATGTGCCGCAAGACCGTATTCAAGCGTCACTATAAGCGCCTGCCGCGATCGAGCGACCTGGACAACGTCATCAACGAGGACAACGATGACAATGGCGCAGCCGACATCCAGCGCCAGCAGACGCCGCAGCTTGCCGCCGTCCCGACGCCCTCGATCGTAACGCCGACGCGCCGACCGGCAGCGCTTGCCGCCGTCGCCGAAGCAGGCGGGACGCCCGCGCCAGCAGCCGCAGCCGAGAAGCGCGAGCCCGTCGTCATCGACCAGCAGCAGGGACAGACCGGCGAAGGCCAGCCCCCGCAGGACATCATCTGATGAAAGCCAAGACAGAAGATCGTCAAGTAACCAGCGCCGAGCTTGCTAAGCGCTGGAACATGAACGAGGGATCGATCCGGATGATGAGAGTAAACGGGACCGGACCGAAGTTCCTGAAGCTCGGCAAAGGCAAGCGCCCGCGAGTTCGTTACTGGCTCTCGGAAATCGAACGCTTCGAGAAAACGAACGGGAGAAAATCATGAGCCGTATGCTTGATCGAAACCCTGACGGGACTTTTCCGTTCGCATACCGCGACTCATCGCGGACCGACGTCGCCGCCACGTTCAGGCGGATCGCCGGACCGAACTGGAATCGCCCGCCGAGCAAAGCGCCGAAGTCCGGCGTCAAGGTATCTCCGATCGGGACCGCAGGCCGGAAGTGATGACTGAAGTCCATCGGCTTCCGCCTCCATATCAGGTCGCGCTCACTTTCAACCCTGATCAGGTCAATCGGTTTCGATCCGGTCAGCTTGGAGTGTGGAGAGTCACAAACTGCTATGAACTTTTCCAGGGGCTAACAGGCATCAAGCATCGCATCCCGATAGAATACGGCGACGGCATCCTGTTCGTCCCGACCGTCAAGCATTATCGCAATGGCGTAATCGTCAACCCGTTTAAACTGCTGAAGGAATATCAGAGCAATGTCAAAATTAACGATCACGATCGAGGATAAACCTGGCGGAACCGTCAAGGTAGTCGTCGATCCGACCTGCGAGACGCTGATCAAGAAACACGCGAGCGGACACCAGTTGACCAGCGCCGAAGCTTACGCGCTTTTCTGCATGCGCCAGCTTCGCGAGGAAGGCAAGCGCAAAGAGCCGACGCGCATCCTCATTCCACGGATCGGGAGAATGTAATGAAGCCGGAAGAATTTGACCGCGAAGTCGCAGACGCGACCGCAGCGCTGACGTTGCCGATGATCGAGAACATTGCCGAGAACAAGATGCCGGAATGCTTCAATACGTCCAGGGCGCTACTCGTCGCGCTCTCGCGCATGCTGATGGTCGCCCTTGTCCAAAATGAAGAAATGGCAATAAAGTTACAGCAGGATCAGCCGAAGAAAATCATCGTCACTCATTAGCCGGTCTTGACCGGAAAGTTCTTGATCGCCTCGCCCATCGCGTCCCCTTTTTCCTTCGAGCCGCGAGACGATCCGAAGAAATACGACACGACCTGCTGAGCATTCGCCGCCGCATAGCCGACGATTGTCCCCAGGAAACCGAACACAGCAGCGACGATACCGACGTCCTTGATCGTGATCCCGCCCTGCAGAATTTGGTAACTGCCATACATCGAGAAGCCCATGACTAGGGCGAAGATCAGCAGGATCGCGATCCCTAGCCAGAATACCCACTTGTCGCCAGCATGAGCGCCGCGAGCATTCTGTGTGTCCGTCAGGTATGCCTTTTCCAGATCGCCGCTGATCCGCTGCTCATCGAGATCGAGTTCCCGCAGGCGGACCTTTAGCGCCGAGTCCGCCGCTTTCATGGCAAGCAGTTGCTCGCCGGTCAGGTTTCCGTCCTGGATCGCCTGAGCCACCCGACCGGCGACCTCAGCCGGATCGCCCGCCTGGTCGACGCCGATCGCCGCAGCGATAGCGCGTCCAGCCATGCCGCCAAGAGGACCGCCGATCAGCAGGCCAGCAGTCGGAGCGATCGCCGCGATGATGTTCTTGATCCCTGACAAGTCCATTAGAATCCCCTTATATTTCGACGATTCCGGACAGTGCCTCGATCTGCTTGCCGCATGCTTCACGCAGACGTTGCAGGACGAACCACGCCGACTTCTGGGTGATGCTAAGTTCCTTGCTCAATTGCATGCTGCTGATGCCCTTGCGGGCCGTGAGCAGCAGATTCGTGATTTTGTCATTCATTGCGGGCTTCCCGTTTTTTCGATGTCGGCGATGGCGTTGGCCGCGACGGTGCGAGCGAAAGTGCAAAACGCTTCTGGCGGAAGGTTGCTGTCAGCAATACGCTTGAATTCTTGCAGCAGCGTCATTTCTTGGCTATTCGGATTTTCGTGTGGAAATGAATTTTTCATGTTGCTACGCACAATTGCTATGACGAGCCAAGCGAAGCAGTTCATCCCTAAATTCCATCGGAGTGGCGTTGGCCTCTCGCTTACCGAGAGTTGGCTTGTTTGCCGCCTTCCCTCGCTGATCTGTAAAGCCAATCTGATGACTTCCGACTGGCCGCGCCCACCGCAATTCAAACGGCGGGTTAGTGCCGTGGTAATAAAGCCATGTCGCTTTATTCGCACGGTGCCCGTAGGCGCTTTGCCATACCTCGCAAACCCACCCGCCATCGATAGTTCGCTGCCAGCCAATCGCCTTAGGCGCAGCTAGCCCATGCGCCAACCATGCCTTAGTCTTCGCCGGGTGTTCAAGCACCCCACCAAACCTCCGCACGCCCTCAAGCGCCGAAGCAAAGCAGCCGCCGTCATTCCCCGGACGGTTGTGCTCTCCGCCCCATCTGACGTAATTCACAATCGCCATCGCCCCCCACAGTTGGCAAGGCGGGTGTGCAACTACCGGATGCGGCCCAGAATAGCGCCTTGCATCCCTCTGCTCAGGCCAAGCATCGACGTCATGCAGGCCGGAGTAGCACCCATCCGGCTGAACGAACAGAGCGGCCACAAATTGGTTATTGTTGCATTGCATCATTCAATTTCGATGGAGGACGATAAAGTTGCAATGGTCTCTTCATCCATCTTGCATTTTTCCTGCGCAACCCAAAGGTGATAGCGCATTTCTTCCAGCACTGATTTTGCAAATTTCCTCAATATTTGAGTTTGCAATTCCGCAGTGGATTTTATAAGGCACTCTACTTGCCGCGCTGTAACGTCGCTTGCTGGATAAGATTCTGTTTCGTTCATTTATTCATCTCCCTAAGCACGCTTCCACCGAGGTTGTGCTTTTTCAATAATTCAATGGATTTGCGGATCAGCGGGTTTTTGTTGTCCGAATGCGCAATAGCGTAGGACATGCGACGCACAAGACTAGCTAGGTCATTGATCAGCAATTCATTGTTGCCTCTGATTTCGCGCAGCACCTTGATGACTTCGGACGCTCGATACGCGAGATGGCACTCATTTCCGCCGGACATATCGCGCAGTCGTTCGGTTATATCGGCTTCTTCAAAGTTATTCATGGCAGTTCATTTCCACAAGAAAAGCAAGTTTCTGCTCCAAGTTCTTCTTCGATTGGATCGTTTCCGCATTGGCAGTATGGGTCGTCATCACCGATGAGGGGATAGAGTTCCCGCAGCGCCGCTTTTAAGTCTTCATTCGCGTTTGGGTGATCGCATTCAGGGCACTTAGGGAAGTCTTTTGGATAGACAACCGAGCAATACCAGCATGATGTGTTGTTAATCATGCGATGCATTCCTTTCCTTCGTAGCACTCGATAACCTTCCCAAATCGCAGGGACGGTTTATTTTTCGCGCAAGTCCAGCCCCATTTTGTTTCAACAACGTAAACAGGAGAATCAATTTTGTGAGAAATGTTGTGCCCAAGAATCAATGCGTCTGCCTTGCACATATCTGCATCAATTGCGCCAAACTCTGAAATATCCATAATTGCTCCAAAGTGATTAACGTGCAAGCGAATAATGCGCTATTTGTGCGAGGGAGTCAGGTATTATTTTATGAGGGAAATATGCCTTATAAATCAGTAGGGAGTAAACTATATAAATCCCTTATATTTTAGATCTTGACGCGATGCAGGAGCCAGCCAAAAACGAAAGCCTCGTCCTTCTGGCGAGCCTCGGCAAGCTCGATATAACGAGCGCCCTGCAGCGCATTCAGGGCTCGGAGTAGGACGACCTCACCGGACCCGCCGCGCTTCGTCAGGAGCGCCTGCAGCGCAGCCACGGTCCCAGGCCCGACGATCCCGTCGACCGTCAGATCGGTATAGATTGCGCCGAGATTGTTCAGGGCGAGATTGTTCAGGGCATTAAGCGCCCGCTGCAGGAACTTACCGGCGACGCCGATCCCCATGTTTACGCCGGTATCGAACAGTTCCTCGGCGATCGGGACGGACAGCGCGGCGACACTGTCCAGCCGGAGCGTGTCCCAATACTGGCGACGGTAGATCAGCGCCGCGTCGTCGATCGACAGGTCGCGCATCTCGCCGACGTAGCCGTTCGCCCTGGCGACCGCCTCAGTAATGCCGAGCATGGTCCGCCCGCCGCTGTCCCGCGCATCATCGGAATAGCCGCCCTCGACCTTGACCAGCCGATCGAACGCAGACCTGAATGCATCTGTCATCTGGACTTGCCCCTTTGGTTGAATCCCATCTGAGCGACTTCCTCGCGAGTCGGACGTTTTCCAAGCTCGGACGTCAGGGACACATTGATCTGATTCAGCGTATCGGTCTGATCCCTGAGAATGTCCATGACATCGTCCCTGCTTTTGTTGACCAAACGATACAGGTCAGCGATGTTGTCGCGCTGCCGCGTCATCTCATCGTTGTCAGCTTTCATGCTGATCCTTTTCTCGATCTCATCAATGCGGGAGTGCGTATGCTTCCATACCCCAAAGCATGCGCCGAAGATTGATACAACGACGCCGATCGCCTTAGTCCAGAAACCAACCTCATCATTCCCCTGCATGATGATCCCTTTCTTTTTATAGAGTTCCGTTCGCCACAAGAATCCAAGCTGTCCCGTTAAATTCGACATCGCACCACTGACTAGCAGCCGTCAGGGTTTTCAGACCGCCGACGTCCAGGTTAAACGCGCCGGTCGCCGCCGACGTCCTGACGACGCGCAGCTTCTCGCCGTTCTGCATGTTCGTCGTCGACAGCGTGATCGTCCGGTTAGCAGTCAGCGCCGTGTTATAGCGCAGCGTCCGATATATCGAGTTCCGATCGAACGTCGCATTAGCATCGCCGACAGTTGTGATCCCGCGATCGCCGTCAAGCGCCCGCCATCTGTTCATATAGAACAACGGATAAGGCTCGCCAGCGCCGCGAGACAACGGGTCCCATGTCGAGCGATCAGCCCATGCGACCATACCGTTCAGCTTGTCGGACGGCTCAGCATCAAGACCGCCCATGAACAGAGCGCGAAGTCTTGCGCCATTCTTGCCTATCGCAAGACCGAGATCGCCGGACGAGTAGATCGATATCCCGCCAGTCTGATCGAAGTCAGCAGACAGTGTCCGGCTAGTCCCCGTCCCGTAATCGACGATAAAATTCAGGATCGACGTATTGTCCCGACGCATCGTCGCCGTCCGCCCGCCTGGTGCGATCATGTAAACAGACGGCGAAGTCGTCCCGCTGGCATTGGTCCCGTCGAGGATAATGCCAGCGCCAGCGATGAGCCTGCGAATCCACATGCGACCGAAATGATGAGAGCCCAAATATCCACCAGTGTCGCGGATATAATTGCCGATGAACGTCGCCTCAGTGCCGGTCCCGTTCCAGATGATCGGGTAGCTTCCGTCGATGTCCGGATCGGCCGCATAGTTGATCTCGAACCCGATCGCGGTCCCGCCAGAATATGAGTTGTTCGTAAAGCATTCATTGAACGTCGGATACTGAGCGACATCAAAGCGCCCAGTCCCGCCAGTGCTACCGACCACACCAGCAGCAGCATTAAGCCGCGCCTTGCCCGCGCTCGGAATTGACGACACGCTGTAGATGCCGGTCGTGAATCCAGCGCCAGCAGTAATCGCGAACACCTTGCCGATGTCGTCAGAAGTGAACGTATAGCTCGCAGACGTCACATCGGTATTTGTGACGGCGTCGATCGCCAGATCGGTAACTGCCCGACCGATCCTGACCATCTTGCCCGCCTTGCCTGGGTAGTTGATCAGGGTCTTGTCAAACGTGACGCGCTGCGAGATGCCGATGTCGATCAGGACGACAGCCGCATCATCGCCCCTGCTGACCGAGCTACCGTAACGCGGATAGTCGACGGTATTTGTGATATCGAAATCGTCAAGGTAATGAACCTGACCACCATGAAACCGGATGTCCCTGACAGCCGCAGTTCCGGACTTCGTCCGCGCATTGATGTATGTCGTTGCGCCGCAGTAGCTCAGATTGATGTTGAAAAAATCGATCTTGTTGTTCGGATCACCGAAGCCAGCAGCAGGATCGAGGCGATCCTCAAGGTCGAGCAGCGCCTCGGTATTGCGAGACGCAGCAGTCAGCGTCCCGATGTCAGCGCCATACCAAATAAAAAGATTGGTAAACGAGCACTCGCGAGTGACGGTCGATCGAAGCGCTGTCCCGCAGACCTTGTCGACGCGGCAGTAATTGAATGTTGAGTTATCAATGCGATGAGTCTTGAATCCTCTGGACTGATCTTCGCAATCAAGATTCATCCCCAGGACGTCCATGCGCGTCAGCCTGTTACCAGGACCGGCGGGACCAGGGCTCTCGACCGTCGTCCCCTTGCCGAAGTCGCAAAGGTAATCATTGAAAGCGCCGTAAGGCAGTATCTCGCCGTAGAAAATATACGTCGCCCGCGTCCGGAACTTCAGCGTCGCACTGGTGCGCCATTCGCCATCGGGGAGAATCCACAAGCCGCCCTCGCGGACGGCGTCGAGTGATGCCTGAATCTCGGCATAGTTATCCGTCGCCCCTGAGACTGCGCCATACGGCTCATCGTCCGGCGAGATCGAATGACTGAGCCTGCGCCCTACAGTTCCAGCAGACTGCTGAGCGCCGTCCTGTAGGAAGTTCACGCTCTCCGCGTCAGTGACGGCAGACGCCGGAGAATAGACTTTCGGTTTCTTGTCGGCATCGAAACCCAGGACGGTATTCGCACGATCAAACGGGATCGCAGTCAGGTCGACGGTCCCGTCCTCGGACTCTCCGAGCTTCAGCGAACGATCGATCTCGTCCTGCTGCTGCTGATGCACCATCATCGTATGATCGAATGCGTCCTCATGGGACGCCGGATAGAACGAGCCCTGATTGCGGATATCTGTGGTCTGAGTGAGCGGACGCACCCTGCGGATCGCGATCGCATATCCGCTCTTGAGATCGCCGTCCGCGTCCTGCCATGCGTTACCGGAACCGGCAAGAACCACGTTGCCGCCAGCCGCAGGGAAATGTCGCCGTTGCGCCGTTACCGACCGCATCATTCCGATTGCTTACGCCGATTGTCATCGATCGTCTCCGAAATTTTCAAAAGTCTATCATTCCTTTGGCGGACCGACCAGCAGCGCCATCGGGTTTTTTGTCTGACCTTCGACGATCGCATTGAAGCCCTCGACCGTCCTTCGCACCTGGCCAGCAGGGTAATGCAGCAGGATGCCTGCCGTCCCATTGAGCGCCTTCCAGAACGCGCCATCCACCTCGCCCTGCTCGACCTGTTTCATGAGCTTCGCGACCTCTGAGAAAAACCGGACGCCAGCAGGTCCGGAATATCCCTGATATCCCTGGATCACGGAACCGAACTCTCGCAGGCCAATCATCAAGCCAAACATATATGACACATTCTCGCGAATCATTCCGGTCCAGAACTTATCATCATCATCGTCATTGCCGACGAGCGCATGTTTCATCAGATAACCAAGTGTCGCCGGTAGCGTATTCAGCAGCAGCAGATCGACGGCGAGACGACCGATCTCGATCGGATTCTTAAAGCTTGTCCGCTTGACCGCCTCGACGTTCAAGTTATATGTGACATTGAAGTATGAGTAGAACGACGTCCATATTTTGAGCAACGGACCGCCGCGCTGGGGCTGCCAGCTAAATCCTTGATCTGACCGCCGCCCTGCGAAGCGAGAACTTCCTGATCAGCAAGAGCGACGGCGCGAGCGTCATCGTTACCCTGTTCAAGCGCCTTCTCATACGCGCCGATCCATGTCGGAATGTCTGCGATCTGCTGACCCTTGTAGATCAGCCAGAAAAACGAGTCGGCGACCGCCTGCTTGTGGACCTTGTCCATCGTTACGGTCCGCAGCGCTTGATCGATCCAGCCCGTCAGCTTGCCGGTATTGAGCCCGACCTGCTGTCTGATCTCGTTGATCTCCCGCATCTGTGTATCCATGCGCGAGCGCATCATCGGCGACTTTTCCTT